CTATTTCCATCCTTGTAAAAGATTATCCATTATTTCAACATAACCGACATTTGCCTTTTCTTTAGAACATATATTAACAGGAAGTGGGATGGTATGGGCATATTGCCTTGTTGGCTCATATATCTGCTCTTTGAGTTGTTTTAATAATTGTGGAGAAGGAAACTCTTCCTTTCTATATCTTGTTATATCAATTTGTAAGGCATCCATATTTCATATTTAGATACAAAGATACTATTTCAATTCATAATTAGCCGTCAGCATCTCAGTCTTACGCTTTTGGTAACCACCCCTCCCTTTTGCATTCACACTTACATTGCTCTCCACGCTCCATTGATGCCAGTTGTGTTCCTTGGCATATTTAGTAAGTATATCACTTGGGTAACTGCTCAATAGAAACTTACCCTTGATAGTTGAAAGCTTCTTCAGTAGTTCGTCAAAGTCACTTTCCTTATAGCCATTATAGTGTCCGCAATCACTATTATAGTACGGTGGGTCACAATAAAAGAAACTATCAACCGTGTCCCTGCTACCAATGATGTATAGAGCGTCTGCACATTCGACCTGTGTATTTTGAAGCCTCAAAGCCAAATCCTCAACAAACTGTTCACGCTTATTGGTAATCTTCTTTGTGGTCGTATTGTCGGCCTTGTCATAGCCCCAATTCTTTTCGAGACCGGAACAGAAGCTTTGGGTACTCAACACCCAAACTGCCCAAGCCCTCCTGACTTCATCAAACAACTGTGGCTTGTTGTAGATAATCCATGCGCTGTCGTGGTCGTCCCTACTGTGAAGCGTGACACGTACCAATGCGCTGAGATCATGGTAACGGTTCTTTAATACTTTGTAGAAGTTAATCACCTCTTTGTTGGTGTCATTGATTACCTCTATTTCACTTGGTTCTTTGCCAAAATATACAGCCGCCCCACCTAGGAACGGCTCTACATACATTTTGTGTTCCGGGATAAATCCCACTATGGTTCTCACCAACTTTTGCTTGCCACCATAATAACTGATGGGTGTCCTCAAATTAAAATCTTTCATAAACAGGTTTGCTTACTTCCCTGTGTGATGAAAACTATTTAAAAGTGATACTGATATGCTTTGCTCCAGCTAGATAGGTAGCGACTACTTGGAACAAATACTCAACCCCGTTATTCTGCACGTCTGTATAATTCTTAGTCAAGTGTACAGGTAACGCATCATCTTGTAATGTGAAAGATGTAGTTCCTAATGGTTGCAAAGAATTATTGAGGAATAAAACTTCGATGTCCGAATAGTTCTGCAAATTGTCGGAAGTAACCTTCAATGCTAACCTTGTCACGCTGTCTGGACTCAAAGCCAAATTGATTGTGTTAATCTTGCAAGCTGCAAAACCTTTCACACTGGTGTCGATAATTGGATGAAAATCCACAGTGTCGACCGTTGGCACTAACTGCGCCTTACTTACTGATACCCCTAATACAAAGGCGGTAATGATGATAATCTTTTTCATTCTTTTTTCTTTTTTAATTATTAATACCCTTCAAGGATTACTATGCCAGTGGAGGTAGAGCCTGTAACTACCATTGTGCTGGAGGTCAGCGTTGTGACCACCGAACTTGCCAGCCCATTGGTTGCAACTATCGCAGGTGTATTGGTAAAGGCAGTTGGAAATGTGTAGGTACTTGTAGCTCCATTTAAGGCATTGCAATAGACAATCACTTTTTTTAAAGATACCCCTTGCAATGGCTGACTAAATATTGCACTACCCGAAGAACCGCCAGACAGTGTTGTCTGTGTTGAATTTGCATTAAAAGCCGTGGCTTTTGCAGTACCATTAATCTGCACCCTGTTAACCCCGTCATCCGTAGAAGTGTAAAACAACGTTTTTCCAGAAGTAAGACATTCCATCAATGTATTACTTCCCGTTGAGGTGACTAGAAAGTGGCTGTTCAGTGTATTCATATACGTAATGCCACCGCTATTTGTCAAATCACCCGCCCCAGTATTTAGGTTATTGGTAATTGATAAAGTGCCGCTGTTGTCCAATGTCATAACCGAACTTGGCGAAGAGCCGCCCGTGTACCAAGTATGAGCGTTTTGTGATGTGTAATAAATTTGCCCATTACTACTTCCAATGCCTGAAAATGCACTTGTAGCATTTTCCAATATTAATTTTGGATAATAACCCATAACAGTTGTAGCAGTATTACCCAAGTCTATCTTACTTGGTGTAGTCGTGGTAACTTCACTACCACCGGAAGCCCCAATATGTAAAATGCCATTATTGGCAGTATCAATATAAAACTTTGAATTGCCACTCAAATTATTACTACCTGCACCATAAGCTATCTGACCTTGCGCAACCGTTCCAGAGATACCGGGACTAATCGTTAAATTACCACTTCCCAATATACTGCTGCCATTTATTGTCTTGATATTAGTTGCAGATACCAACGTGGCTTGCCGGGCATTCAATGCAGACTGATAAGCAGCCAACATAGCTGCGGAGTCAGTATATTTCAAACGCAAATTAATAGCTGCTTGATACGCTGAAAGCATTCCTGTAGTATCAGTATATTTTAGCCGTGCCAACAAGGCTGTCTGATAAGCGGACAACATGGATGCGGTATCCGTATATTTTAATTTTGCCAATAAAGCTGCCTTATAAGCCGCCAACATTGAAGCCGTATCAGCATATTTTAAACGCAAATTTATAGCTGCTTGATAAGCCGCCAACATACCTGAGGAATCAGTATAATTGATTTTGGCTGCGATTTGAACATCACGGCTAGCAGACCTACTGAGCACCATACTCTTTACAGCCCTCTCAGTCATTACCTTGCTACTGTCCTGATTGGCAGTCGTTGTGTCGTCACTCACACCTGTCAACCGATAACCATTGAGCTTAATCCTATGCTTTACTGTCAATGAGTCCGCTTGTAAATTTTGTGCGTTTGCCCCAACGGAAAAAAGCAATAGCATCATTAAAATGTACCTCATATTTATTGTTTATAGATGATTACGATTGTGTCACTCGCCACTCCATTGAAATATATAGTGGTGGCGTTTTTAAACCCTTTGTTGCCATCAAATGGCAAGTCGCCACCAATAGGGCAGTCACCTGCATCAAACAAATCATTGGCACTGTTCGAATATCCAACCCCTATGCTCTGGTCGGTTACACCGCCCCAAAACCATATCCTTGTTATCACCGTACCAGCAGCAACGTTGTATGAACTTGTGCCAGGAGCAAGCACAACCTTGCCGACAATGTCACTAGTGTTGGCTTTGGAACTTAGTGCATCCGACAGCCCTGTGACATCGGTAATTGCTACTGGGTCTGTCTTCAGTCTGAAGCTTGCAAACGTGGCTAACCTTTGAGCAATCGTAGGCACGATGTTAGTTTGCCACCAAGAGTTTATTTGAGTAAGTGTTGCCATATTATAATTTTATGATTGCAAAATCAAAATTCAAATTTTTTACAACATTCGCAACCTCCCTTATGGCTAATTTGAAGGAGGTATTAGTTTTTGCCGAAACTATCCACATTACATCATTGTCATAATTAGGGTCGGACTGAAGACCAACCAAGCTACCGACCACCATATAGCTACTGCCATTGTCAGGTATGGTTATCGTAAATAAAGAATCGGAGGAAGTTTCAGCATTAGGTGCTACACCAATGTCACCTAAATGGACAGAAGCCGTGTAAACTATTAATGCGGATGGCTTGCCAGTTATTGAAGCCCATGTAGGGACATAATCATTAAAGGAAGTGGAAAGTGCATTCAAATCACTACGCAACCCAGCTATCAACGTTTCTACAAGGCGCATCCTTTTAAGAAGCCCACTCGCAGGGTCGTTTATTTCAAAAGAACTCCAAGCATATTCAGTCGCCCCCGTGCCAAATGTTGCAACCCTATCGTGGTAATAAGTGTTGAGTGTGCCACCAAAGAAAGATCGGTCAGTAGGCGTGTCAACAACAATCACATTGTCTTGCACTGCACCTCCCTCAAATGGCAACACCTCTCCATTGATTACCACAAACCCATCCCCGACAGTTCCGCCGACATTGGCGCAACCACTTAAAATATAATTAGTGCCTCCAAGCAAACTAAGCATCTGCAACTGGAGCATCTGTTCCTGCATGAATTTAAAGGTACTGGCACTCCCTGGCCATCCATTCAATATGCTAAAATCCAATAGTTTCATAATTTCAATTTAAATGCGTACAATATTGTATTGCTTACCCGGAAGCTTGTATAAATTAACCTGTGCTTTCAATAGAGCCTGTTCGTAATCAGTGTTGACAATATTGCCGGGAAGTTCAACCGTGAAATCCAACCCCACATCGTCTGAATAGAAATAAACAACATTATCGTCCCCCATGAATACCACATGGGGACTGTCCGTGTCTACCCAAAAGAAGATGCTGCCATAACTGGCAAAATCAACAATCCTTATCCTCCTAGCAGTCAAATCAAACAAATCGTTCAACATAGCTTGCAAGCTGCAAACCTGCCCATTGTGGGAAAGCCTATACAATGTTGCTGTCCTGAACGTCAGGAAGTTTGCGTAGCTCTCCCTCAATGCCCAATTGCAAGCAAGTACCATCAACAATATGTTGGGTTGCCTCAGCCATGTAGGGATGAGCCATTGTACAAGCTTAGTATAATTGATATTAAACATCTGCCATGTAGGTTATAGAAGGGTTATCAGTATCGAAAACGCAATAGCCCGAATCTGGAATAAATGCGTTTCCTATGCTTGTCAAATCGCCAGTTGTTGGGTCTTTAACGGAAATACTACCCAAATCGACCTGCCCATCGCTCACACCATAGGCAGCTTGTAGTGCATCCATATAGTTTGAATTGATGAACTTGCCATTGAAGCCCAAATTTTGCAAATAGGCATTGGCTGCATCCTTCAAAGGATACACGCCCGGCATGTCATTGCGTTGCCCGGTGGCATCCAACAAAATCGGGTTGTAATAGACAGTAAGGTTGGAAACAAGAATCGCAGCAGCCCTATTGTAATAAACGATGTTGACCCCTGCATCTTTGATTGTATTGAACCAAGCAGTAAAAGCATTAAATTGCGTGTCGCTCAGAGGTGCCAGCACCCCGCCTGAGAGAGTTGCTACCTTCAAAAGCAAGACCCTACTACCATCTATCGTTGTCTCGGTGACTGCCGAATATTTGATTATAAGGCTATTGGCTATATCGTCAGCACTGGCACTGCTATTGTCGAAGGTTGCCGTGCCATCAATAGGCGTGAAACCATATTGAAAGGTCTTTGCAACCGACTGATACCAAGGCAAGGTGTGTGGCAAAGTGTTGGTAATCGTGGTGTTGACAGTGACCATAAAGGCATCCATCAACTGTTCAAAAACCATGATTGAAAATGCCACCACGTAGAAGAGCAGCCGCCATACAGCTACGTTGCTGGTATTGTTGAACATGTCAATCATGTCGGTGTTGTCCTGCGTCGTAGCGAGAGCCACACCTTGTGCCACCATGCTGTCAAATATTTGTTGTGTTGTCCTTGCCATTTTTTATCCGTGTGAGCTTGGTAGCCCGGTTGTATAATAAAGTGTCCATTCGTCCTCGTAATCGTTTGTTTCTATTGCTGAAGCTGGGACTATTCTTCTGGAGCTCAAACCATTGATAACACGACTTTTATTTAAGTCTACAGTAGGCAATGATATACCGGTTCCAGCTTCCACATCATCCACGTCCATGTTATTGAGCATTGCAACCTCAACAATCCTTTCGGGGTCACCTAGGTATTGCAGGGCTATATCCAAAACCGTTTGTCTGTTCTCAATAATGGGCATCTGTCGTCAATTTTCCTGTATTGTCAATTCCTACGCTTAACACCGTCATACCATCCTTTTCAAATTCCTGTTTGATTTCCCCAAGCATGTCTCCCACATCGCCATCCTCCTTGAGCCACATCCCGACTCCTGCACCCACATCGGGGGTTTGTTTATAATCACCCCAAACCGCCTTGATGATGCAGCCTTGGTTTTGTATGGTACTTTCACCAATGACCAAGTCTCCACCCGCTATCTGTAAATCAAAATTGTTGTCAAGTAGTATGTCTGTCATTGTTTCACATTTACATTTTCAACATCCGAATTTTTTGTTATTGCCAGTTCCTGTGAAGCCCATGTTCCTGTGGTTGTTTTCAATGCAGCACCTCCATCTGAAGGAACGGGTGTCCAACTATTAAAAGCCGTTTTAAGGTTGTTTAAATCGTTTTCAATATTGTTCCACCGAGCCACACTTTCCGCCAATTTCAACAACCCACCCAATTGCCCATTATTGAACACTACACCATTGGAAGTGATAGTGAATGAAAAATCTCCAATGACTATCGTGACTTTTGAAATATCCTCTACCTCCAGTACCACATACTCATCACTATCCTCAATCTTACCAAGCAGCACCGTTGTGTTTAAAGAAGGGGTAATTACTATTTTGTTGCCCGCTTTCACAACGCTTCTTAACCTCACATCGTCATGCTCCTCTCCCGTAGCTAGTTTAACAGCAATCGTATCGTCTTCATTTATGGCAGTGACTGTTGCAGAAACAATTGTCACTGGACCAAATTGAGAAGAGAATTTCTTAAGCTCCCTTTTAATATCTTCATGTACCTCACTCATAGCTTTATACCAATATCAACGATGCGCCTAGCACCGCCCTTGTTATAAGTAACCTCTGTTGCTTCGGTGAAATAGTTGCCACTCCTCTCCACATATTTCTGATCATCTATTGCACTCTTGTAACCCGGTTCGCAATAGGGCAACAGGAATGCTGTAATCTTTCCTTCATAGCCGTCATAACTCAATTGCTGAAGCTTTGCGTCTGCTTGCATCTGAAGGGAGGAGGAATCGGAAGTCCAACGGGTCTTTACAACCTTTACTTCACCCGTTTCCCCGGCAGAGCCAGTGGTTGTAATCACATTGGAGACCAGCTTTGACTTGTTGGCACTGGTAACCAACTTCTTAGTGCCGTCCTTTTGCTCATTGATAAAATGCACTGTCACATCTTGATTGGCTGCCAACCTCTGTTTCAGTTGCCCGTCCTTTATCACGTTCCAACCCAATTGGTATTTAGTCATTGCCTTCACAGGCAATCCAACTAGCCCTGCAAAAATTACGTTCTTAGTAAAATAGATACTGATGGTATGGTCACTAAGCTTCTTAAGCAATTCCAAGCATTCCGTTCCAGTATGATTGGAGAGAACCAGTTTATCAATAATAAAATTGGGTATATTCTGTGTATCCACAACTATATCCGTACCTATGACCAGGAACTGCAACACCGCCAATAGAGTGGTGTTCTTAAATGTCTTCAGGTAAGTCTGTTTCCTGAGTTGGTAGCTGTAACCCTCGCATTCAATCTCGCATGGGGTAGTGAAGTTCACCCTTGCCACGAAGCCCTCGAATTCGTCATTGTAGGTATTGTTATAACCCAATTTTATAGACACTTTCATTCCTTCAGTAATAGTCTTGGCTGTCTCGGCACTTTGTGTTATGACAACACCAGCTCTTACAATCCTTGCAGTAATCGGAATAGTAATCAAAGCCCTGTCGCAATATTGGTGTATGCTCTTGTTAACCTTCACCGAGTGAGGTTTAACGCCAACAAACTGTCCAATTGTAATATCGCTCCTAACTGCAAACATTTAAGCTATTTCAAGTGTGAAAATCATATCAGCCACCATGTCAATCTCAAAAGGCTTCGCATTCTGAACACCGGGGTTCGCTGGCCATTTGATTTCTTTTATCACAACGGAATGATTATAAGCTCCGTTGAGGAATATATCCGTGAGGACACTCCTTATTGGTATGCTCTCACCCAAAAGGAAAAGGTTGTGGATGTCTATTATTTGTTGCTCAGGGTATATATTGTCCTCCTCGACCAATATGCCTTTCAAGTTAATAACATAATCATCTATACTAATCAGTTCCTTCACGCTGCCCCCCCTTTCCGGCATTGCCGTTTCAACGATTGTTTTTTTCTCATTGATGGAAAGAACCGCAAATGGTATCAACTTGCCATTTAAAGTGACTGGAAGAAAGAACTCCCTACCCAAAAAATCAGTGGCATAATAAGGCTGACCCAAATTACTATAATCCCCAATGCCTGTTGCCCTGTTTACAACTGCCTGAGGCACTTCAAAAAAGTTAGGGGGAACGTTGTTTACCTCATCAAAGGCATCCTTGGATTTATCAATTACAAACTTGTCCGGCATACTGTAGCCGAATGTGTTCGAGAATAATTGTGCCAAATCAAAAGTTGCCATATCGTTAATTTGTTACCGCACCGTTTACACTATATAGAACCCTTCTCATCGCATCGGCAACCGCATTATGCAGTTCTTCCGCCACTTCCTTGCTGCCACCTACTATGTGCATCTCCAGTTTTTCAATCTGCTTGCCCACATTTATAACGATGCTTCGCTGACCACCATTGTTAATCTTGTCTGCCTTGTCCTTGCCAGTACTATCCTTGAAATCATTAAGTCCATCAAAAGGACTACCCATACCATTTCCACTCAAAGAAGAAACTGCCCCTTTGTCTCCTTTAATCAGTCCCATCAAATAGGAGCTACTTTTGTCAAATGCAGTATTGACTAAGGCAATTTGCCTTTGCTCTTCCCTTTTACGTATGCCGTCTTGGTCAGCATAACGGTATTGAGCCATCCCATTACCTGCCCTCCTGGTTCCTGTAAATATTGCAGTTGAAAGATTGTCATGTATCTTCATTTGGGCATCCAGCCTCTTGCTTTCTATGTCCTTGAACTTGTCAACCGCTGCCATTGCCGTGGCGTGTTTCCACATCTCATCGGTATAGGCTGCCAAGCTTTTTGAAGCAGCATCAGTTGCTGAGGTTGCGAGTGTCAATGAACCGAAATGTTCTTTATCCAAAGATTGAAGTTCCTTTAGCTTTTGGATACGGATACCCTGTGCAAGGTTTTCATCGTTGATTACACCCAATAATAATTTCGCTTTGGATATATTGTCAGAAACCGCACTAGCTGCTTTGCCGTGTATTTCGGTGGCTATATTCTCCTTGTTGGCAAGTTTTACAAAACCCTCTACAACCGTCTCCTGTTTTTCCGTAAACATTTTATACAACCCAATGACTAAAGCAACTGCTGCCCCTATTGCTACCAGCCAAACACCCAAAGGGTTCTCTTCAATAGCCATTGTCATCAACTTCATGGCACTTGTAAACATATTCGTGGAAAATGTGGCAGACCCCATTATTATCGTGAACCCAACCAAAGCAGTCCCAACTGCAATCATTCCGGGAACACTACCCAGCAAGCCAGAGTCAAAAGACATCAACCCTTTTGCAACAGGGCTTAACAAATCCCCAAAGCTCCTAAGCCTGTGGTGTGCCAAATCCATGAACGTACTCCACTTGCCTCCAAGCGTTTCACTATTCTTTAGCATCAAGTCGTGGAAACGACCACCAGCACCAGTTGCAGCATTCATAGCTTCTTGTACCATTTGCGTAGTGATAGCCCCATGCTCCATGGCTTTGTGTAGGTTAGCCATCGAAATACCCGTCTTTTCTGCAATCACTGTCAGCGGGTTGAACCCTGCATAAATCATTTCCTCCAACTCACGTCCACTCATTTTGCCCTCAGCAGTAACCTTTCCAAAAGCAAGGGTGAGTTGTTGTAATTTTTCAGCATTGCCACCACTGATGTCACCAAGCTGTTGCAAACTCGGCATTACCCTATCGGCTGTCATACCAAACTGCAAGAGCATCTGACCGCTCTGCAATAAGTCCCTGCTTTCAAATGGCGTTACGTCCGCCATTGCGGTTATATCGCCCAGCAACTTGTTTCCAACATTAGCACTGCCTGTCATTACCCCAAGATTAACTTGGTTGCTCTCCCGTTCTGCACTCAATCCCAATGCGTTTTTGCCAATTTCAAACGCCCCTGCACCAAAAGCTAAACCACCAAGCACTCCTCCTAAACCACCTTCTTTGCTATGCCCTTCCAAGTCCCTAATCTGACTTTCCAACTTTTGTGCTGCCTTCGTTGCAAGATTGAATTCGCCCTCCATCTTAGTGCCAAAACGGACTTTATTCACCTCTTCCAACCTTTCCTTGAGTTCATTTACGCTTGCAGCCATAACCTTTCCACTACTACCAATCTGTTGGAACTTGCTTGCAATTTCACCGCTGACGGTATTTGTCACGCTCGCTGCTGCCCTCATGCCTGGACTAAGCATGTCCTGTAACTTCAGTATGTATTGCAGTGCGTTCCCCATTGTTGTATAAATTAAAACAGCCCTTTACTCTAAATCGCAAAGGGCTGTTTCATTTTAGCTTCTTCTGTCCTGATATTTTCCAAGATGGCATATTGTTCAGCCCATTCCTCGTCACTCATTTCACTCAGTTCACGTGTAGTGAACCCAAGGTGGTAACGGAGCTGTGCATTCCTGTAAGCCACCCAGTTGTTTCTGTATTCGCCATTTGCGTTGCTTACAATGTCTTTAAGCTGCCCTTTTTTTTACCCATCAAGTCCTCCACGAAGTCTATCAAGCCGAAATAAAACTGATCCTGTTTCCTGATGGCTTCATCGCCACCGAGCCATATATTGTTTATCACAAGTTCGTTGAACTTGGCAGGGCTTGTACTCACTTTTGCGGCAGCGGCACTGTAAGTGTCCCTGTCAACAGAACGGAGGTAAGCCACGCTGCCCTCCACCTCATATTCATATACCTCGGCAGTTCCGCCATATTTCTTTTTGACTTCTTCCTTCCAAGCTGCAATTTGTTCAGCAGTAGCCTGCCCAATCAATTTCTTCATAATTATTTTTTAAACGATTTTTAAATGAGGTTTGACTATACCTTTTTCTTGCGGAGGAAGATGAAAGGAAGCTCCACTTCCTTGAACTGTTCGCCTTGCTTCATGCCATCTTCCGCCTCTGTGAACTCCATTTGAATAAGCGTGTCCACTGTCAATGCAGTTTCACCGGGCTTTTGATATACCACCGTGCTGGTGATATACCTAGATGGCACATCCGTGATGTCCTCATACCCGGCAGCCACTGCGGCAGCATCCAACAAATCGTAGTCGCTCTTCAGCACACTCAATGTGCCTTCGTAGCTTTTGTTGCCACGCTGAACGCTCTTGGGTTGGTTTCCCTGCCCATAGACCACGGACTTTTCCTGCTTTTTCTTGTATTTGATGCCACGCAAACCAGTAAGACTAGCACCCAAAACGGATACTTTAATGTCTGCATATTCGTATTCAGAACTATCAAAAGGCATAATGAACAGTTTAAATTGTTATTAATTGAGGCTGTAGCCCAAATAGATATTGATATTTCTTAGGCATCCCTTCGGTCTGCCAGTGATGAAGATATACACCTGACCACCACTTGCTAGGTTGAGGTTGGGGGAGCTGATATTGTTCTTTGAATAAAGGGCGGCATAAGCGACTGTGTCAGGGTTTACCAAGCAATTCACGGAAGCCGTACCATCACTTTTCTTGGACAACTGCGTACCCATCTGTTGGTTAATAGCATCGATTACTTCATTCTCCAATGCCTTCTCTATGACTGAATCGATACGACCGTTCTCGTCAATGTCCACATCGTCCTTTAGATGTTGGTAATAGACACTGTCGGCTATGCGAACCATGTTGTCAATTACCCTACCATAAGCAAGGTTATTGTAGTCATCCGTAGGTTCTGTCAAAGCAATGTCATCTGTGACCACATAGCCACTTGCCACTTTGTTAGGCTCTAATGTCAGATACCTTTTCGCATTGTACGCATCCAATGCAGTTGCTCCAATCGTTGCAACTGGGGTCGTTCCAATTGTGACACTGTATGTAGGGTCAATATTCAATGAACCACTGAGGATACGACCAATGTTTTGGTTGGGGTTGAGGGCTACAGCCCTTCCCAATATCAACATCGTAGCCAACCCACTGTCGCCATTTACCGAAGGCGCAACGATAAAGCAGTTCCTGTTGCTCGTGGTAGAATAATCCAACGCATTGGCTGCCACCCCATCGCAACCGAACCCTGCTATCAATCCCCTGAAAGGTTTCTTTTTTACCAGCCAAGCAGCAGCAAGTGTCTGTGCAGCAGTGACACAAGTATGCACATCTTCGTCAAATCCATTAGTCACAGTTGGGGAATAGCCACTTCCGGGGTATTTCACAAAAGCCACCATCCTGATTGCACCCTTTGCCGGTGTCAGGGCTATCTCAGCGTTTGCTGCCGCAGCCATTGTAGTAAGGGTGGTTGTCGCAGCCATTGCCACGACATATAGCGTGTTGCCTTCTGGAGCCTCTGCAAAGAAACCCTTGACCAAGGCAGTCACCACGGCTTCATTTCCAACTTGTGAAAAAGCCGCAACCACATCTGCCTTACTTTCAATGATGAAAGAAACTCCATAACCCGCTGTAGGTGCTACTGGGCTTGCAATCATCAACAAGGATGTGCCAAAAGTTGATGGGGGAAGGATACCCAACCCACCACTCATCAAGGCTACCTGTACACTGGGACGAGACATATTCTAAATTTTAGAAACTTGAACTAATTTTTTGATTACTACGCTTTCTTCAAGGCTTCAGAATAAGCATTTTCAGCGTCTGTCAAAGCCTCTTCGGAAGCTTCCAACGATTCAAGAGCCTCCTTCTTTTTGTCTTCGGTAGCAATGTCAAATGCCTTCCTCTTTGTGTCCACATCGATTTTGGCACTATCAATGGCAGCCTGTAACGAAACCAAGACAGGGTTTGAAACAACCTTTATGGCATCGGCAGCTTCTTCCCTTGTCACAGTGTTGACAACTGGTTCACCCTTTCCATTGTTTTTCTTCAGTAAAAAATTGGCATGGTTGTCCGCATCGTTTTTGACTTGGAATACTTGACTGTCTTCTGTCACATGGAAAGTTGACACATCAGGGTAATTTGGGAAGAACTTTGCAGCCACTCCAATTGCATCTTGCTTAGTCATAATTAAAAATTTTTGTTGCGAGGGGTGGGTTCGAACCACCGACCTATAGGTTATGAGCCTATCGGGCTACCGCTGCCCTACCTCACCATGTTTATGCTTTCTCTATTGTCAACCAAACTTCTTCGCCTTTTCCTATTGCACCGTAAGCCTCATCCAACAATGGCACTAACTGCAACTGGCTCTTAGCCCCCAACCCGTGACCAGTCAACGCTGTGACCGGGGCAATACACCCCTTCAGTTCCAGCATGGCATTGTTTGCGCCATGTATCAAACAAGCATCACGGTTAGGCACATTATTTATCAAAAGTGTCCTTCCCAAGTGGTCTGACTGGTGTTCAGTCAATTTGTACCTTCCCTCTGGGATACAACTGATGCCATGTTGGTTGTCCTTCCAAGGCAATTCAATACTGTAGCAACGTGGTTGTCCATCCACTGAAAGCTCTCCATTTGTCCCATCTGGGTAATATGTGCGCTTGATTAAGATTTCCATTTTGTGAACCAATGTTTAATGATGCCAAGAAATGAGTTGCCGGGAAAAAGGTAAGCACTTGCAATCTTCCAACCGAAAAAAACGACATTGAAGCCTATCAAATACCAAATCCATTTGGGAATATACCAATCCGTGACAGTGCGCCCAGGGACTGTGACCGTTACAGTTTTATTTTTCTCCTTGTATAATTCTATATAATCACTGGCAAGGTTCAAAAGGATTTTCTTCAAGGAATCTTCCTTGCAACTAACGGTAAGTACCCCTTTATTGATGTCGACTGTGGCTTTTATATTCCCACTGTCCTTTTCGAAGTGGTAAGTTGCCTCCTTGCAAGGTAGCGTATCGTGTATCAGGATTGACACTCCGGGAACGATGATGGTCGTGTCACGATATACAAGCTTCTCCTTTCGGAATGTGGTATCGATTTCCTTGTTTTGTGCCGCCGGTATATCGTGACGGTTACATGAAACAATCATTGAGACAGAAAATACAATAAGCAACACCGTAAGCGTTGCCTTTCCGGCAACTGTCTTTAATATCCCATATACCAATTGAAAAACAGAATTTGCTTTTATGCTTGGTATCCCTGCCAATATTTCCGACACCAAAAATAGAACCGTAGTGATGGTGGCAATGATTGGATATTTTGATTGAAGGTAAGAATACAAGACACTGATTACACCACTTGCTTCAGCGTTCCCAACATAATGGGTAGTGTCTTGCGCATACATCAACAATGGAGTTGCCACTATTGCAATTGCCGCAACCAGCATCAGGTTAATCAACTTTTTCATTACTGTTTTTTTTTAACGATTGGTAAATTTTAATCAGGTTGTAAATGAATGTGGAAACGCCCACTGCCACTGTCAACCAAAACAATACATCGTTCCTTGTTGTATGCGTAAGCCATGATAAAACCGCCGTTGAAAACCAACCACACACGCTTTTTACACTGATCATGATTTAATTGTTACAGTTCCTTAAACAAAGCCATTCAGATTGGCAACCACTAAGAAGGGACGCCTTGCTCAATTACATAGATACCCAATCCATCTGCCCTTCTCACCCTTCCACCTGCCATCAACAAAGCAGAATAAATGTCACCATAGTAGAGTGGGTTGTTAGTGTCTTGGAACAATTTCTTGTCACCGATTGCGAAGGCAACAGTATTTTTTTGCCATGCCAAACTTGCTAGGTTGTCTGTTGATGCAAGTGAAGAACCCAGAGCTTTGACAGCATCCGTATTGTCACAGGCAAGTACGGAGCTACGGGTCATGATATTGAAACTGTGCAACTTGCCAACTACACCATTTGCTGCATCTGCATACATACTGAAATCTTTGGCATTCGTTTCACCAAGGCTATCGTAAAAGGCATCGTACATATTATCGTCAATCAACACGAACCTGTCATTCTTAGGCACATTGTTGACATTGAACTTTGTCATTAAACTTTTCAAGTCACTACTGACAAATGCCAAACGATTACCTGTCTGTCCAGTCACCGGACCAACTTGTTTTATTGTAGTGCTACCGTCGGCATTGATAGTAACTCCTTTTGTTTTATAGATAGTTGAATTTGCAGCCCATTTCAAAATCATATCGTCAGCAATGGTCTCATCCAATACATACATTTGGTCTCCCAATACACTGTCCTGCTTGTTATAGGACAACTGGATAGAGTCAATATTAGGGATATGTGTAGGGTCTGTACTGTACTCATCCAATGAATAAAGGGTATCGGTATCCGTCCGCCTTACAGCCGTCCCGGGAAAAGAAGACCTATTTTTTACCACATTTGGCTTACTACCCGGTTGGGGGATATGCACAATCCTACCTGCTGTCACATATTCGCTGTCGTCATAGGCGTTCCTCAAGAAGGCATTGTCTTTCCAAAAACGCTCCATGATATACTTAGCCCAGACTTCCATCACTGTGCCATTGAAAGTATTCTTGGGTCTTGGCAACGCAGAGAAAAACAACAAGGCAATTGCTACTGGTAAAATTGGAAACCCGGTTGCAAGGGTAATGAATGCTGCGAAGAATGCGAGCATTAAGAAAGCCGTGATAAAGTGAACGATTGATTTCATTGTATTTGTTTAAAATTGTTTAAAATTGTTTAAAATGGTATTAAAAGTGATTAAGCCCCTTTGTATTCCTGACCGTAATACTCCTTGTATTTTATTTTAAATTGAGGCATACTAAGGTTTTTCAACGTGTCAAACTTCCCTTGCATATACAGGTCACGACCACTCAATTTTAGAAGCTCCTGCAATTCCAAATTGTTTGCGTCCAAGTTCCCCCCTGCCAATGCTTGCGCAATGCTTTCATAGGGTTTCATACTGTCTATCAGTTCCTTTGTCGTGTCGTAGTCTGCCTTGGCAAGCTTAAGGTACTTGTCACGGTCTCCTGCTGCCAACTTATTTACTGCAATGGCATCGTCCACTAGCTTCTCAAGCTTTGCGGTTTCCTGAACAGCCTTCAACTGGATTACTTCATTTTCGGCATTAGTTTTCGCCGTAAGCAGTTGCTCTTTTTCAGCAGTAAGTGTAGCCACTTTACTCGCACTGTCATTCAAGGCAGCAAGCTTTGCTGTGACGTCAGCATCGGAGGCTGTTTCAGGAAGCCCCAATTGGGCGCATAATATTTTTTTGTCCATAATCTTATTTTTGTTTGGTAATAAGCTGTTCAATAATTCGATGACCTCACCAGCATCATTGTTGTTGGCACTCAGGTGGATTTTCTTCCCGGCTGCATTCCTTATCGCCAACGAATTCCTACAGTTGGGTATATCCACAATACTGTTTTCCTGCATCTCCCATTTTGTGACAGTTGGTCCAGTTTGTCCCGGAAGCTTCAATTCCGGCTCGTCACTCACGGCAAGAGGCACTAAGGCAATTGAGCATCCATTCAAATAACCTTTAACCACTTTGTTCTGCACCTTCACCGCCATCTCGTCATCATCGTCAAACTCTGGGTATCCAACCAATTTGTTACCATCCACCTTTACGTCATACCATTTACCTATTGGCAAAAGCACATCATTCGTAAGGGCATCACTAAAAATCCCACCCATTGCCCGATTGTGCATCAGCAGCATCACAGGGTTGCTTTCAAACAAGCCCGGCTGGTAACCACTCATCAAAACCCTAAAGCCGTATTGTACTACGCTTTCGTCAATGAATGTGAACGGTATGCTTTGCTTTGCCATCGGGTCTAATAAATCAGTTTACATATATCCCTTGTTTGCGTTTGACCGCTTTGAGGATGTAAAAGTGGGGCATTAAAAAAGCCCCGCAAAACGAGGGTTTTACCAAAAAGCATAACTTGACACATAGTAATACCAAACCTCCCCCGCCATAGTTTTCGGACAATTGACCTTATGGCTATCAGTGGCAACTTTGTTGGAAACAAAGGGGAATGGCAACAGCAGTTTCAATGTCGGACAAACAATATTTAGCCAAGGTTCTATATACAAGGGAGAAGCTTGAGCAAAAGATTATTGCCAAAAAAGTAGGTGTCACGGAAAAGACAATAGGCAAATGGGTGAACGACTTCGGATGGAAGAACCTACGCAACCGCCTGTTGATTGGCAAGGAAGAAGTATTGAACAACCTATATGAGCAAATAGGCAACCTCAACCAAGCCATAGCCCAAAAGAACACCGGGGAAAAGTATGGCGACACCAAACAGGCGGACATACTAATTAAATACACAGCCTCCATCCGCAATTTGGAAACCGAGTTGGCAATAGCTGACTTGGTGGAAAGTGGCATACGCTTTATGAAATACATACAACAGGTCGGGACGATGGAACAGGTAATGGAGACGGCTGACCTGTGGAACTCTTTTTTACAGCAAAGCCTCAAAAGATGAGCAACGTTAAAATGATTGTCGCCAACAAAAGCGACAAACAGGCGATGATGGAATGGGAGGAGTTCCGCTCTGGGATTTCCAACAGCACCACCGTGGACTTGAGTGAAACAGAGGCAGATAAAAAGAAGCGGATAAAAAAACTGGAGACAGACCCGGAAGAGTGGTTCAGGTACTATTTCCCAAAATACTGTTTTGCACCTGCTGCCGACTTCCAAAAGAAGAGTACCCGTAGGATAATGAGGGCAGAGAAACGCTTTTACCAACGCCGGGCATGGGCTAGGGGATTGGCTAAGAGTACCCGCAGGATGATGGAGGTGTTTTATATCATGTTCGTAAAGAAGCTGAGGGTAAACGCCTTGTTGATAAGCAAGAGCAACGACAATGCTGTGAGGCTTCTGGACAGCTATATGATAAACCTAGAAGCCAACAACCGTATCATAAATGACTATGGTATCCAAGAGAAGCCGGGCAAGTGGACTCATGGCGAGTTCACCACAAGGAAGGGTTGCACGTTCCGGGGTGTGGGTGCAGACCAAAACCCACGGGGCGCAAAGAACGAGGAGCTTCGCATAAATGTGGTAATCTTCGATGACATCGATGATGACGAGGTCTGTAGGAACACCGACAGGCTGCACCAGCGGTGGCTTTGGATAGAACAGGCTGTGATACCCACTGTTGACATCAGTGGCATTTATTATATCTTCTTTGACAACAATATCATAGCCGAGGACAGCATAGCAGTCAGGGCAGCCCAATTTGCAGACGATGTGGAGACTGTGAATATCCGTGACGAGAACGGGTTGTCTTCGTGGCTGGAAAAGAACAGCGAAGAGGATATTGATTACATGATTTCAATCCTCTCTTATGAGAGCAGCCAAAAGGAATATTTCAACAACCCAATGTCACAAGGAAAGACATTCAAGGAAATGAAGTGGGGGAAATGCCCACCACTTAAATCTTTGCCTTTTGTGGTTGCTTATGGAGACCCGTCAACAAGCAACAAAGACAAACCTACTTTGAAGGCGAAGGCGCAAAATAGTTGCAAGGCTGTCGTATTGGTTGGGTACAAGGACTTGAATTATTATGTTTACAAGTGCTTCGTGGACATTACCAGGAACAGGACTTTCATTGACTGGCTATATTCAATGCGGGACTATGTGTCTTCCAAGACACAATTGTTCACACTCATTGAAAACAACACGCTGCAAGACCCCTTTTATGAGCAAGTATTGAAACCACTTATCATTGAAGTCGGAAAGGAGAAAAACAGTGTTTTGAACATCACTGCCGACAAAAGGGTAAAGCCCGAAAAATGGTTTAGGATAGAAGGCAACCTTGAGCCATTGAACACCAACGGTCACCTGATTTTGAACATCGATGAAAAGGACGACCCGCACATGCTTAGGCTGGAGACACAGTTCAAGTCCGCCAGCCCCAATTCAAGGACTATGGATGCTCCCGATGCAACAGAAGGGGCTGTGGAAATAATCAAGGAAAAGGTAAGGGATTCGGTAACTAAACAACATTGGGGCAAGCACCCCGTGAACCATAAAAGGATGTAAATATGGCATATCTGACAAAGGCGGAACTCGGTTCCAACATATACCCCGAAATAATAGACGAGATAAGCCGCATGGATGACGATTTTGTCAACACGGCTATCACGGCAGCTATATCCGAGGCAAGTAGTTACCTGTCGGCTTTTGACGTGGCGGCTATATTCAATGCAACCGGGGACGACAGGAATGCAATAGTGCTGCTCTATGTGAAGGACATTGCCATCTGGCATTACATACAGCTTGCCAATGCCAATGTAGAAATGGAGCTTCGCATGGAACGGTACAAGTTTGCCATCAAGTTCTTTGAGAAGGTGCAGAATGGGAAGACCGTACCAAATCTTCCTTACGTCACAGTTGAAGCCCCTGCACAAGCAGAGAATTTTATAAAATGGGGCAGCAATCCCAAGCGTCACAATTATTTCAATTAAGTTGTATGAATAATAATCAAGAACAAATTGTAGACAAGGACTTGATACCGGAACAGGGCATCAAGATTCAGAACATAGTCGTGAGGCCTATCGTCAGGCAAAGCCAAGACATTGAAAAATGGAGGCAATACCTCAAATATGCCGAAGCCATCAATGGCAGGCGTGTGCCATTGTATGACCTTTATGATGAAGTGATGCTTGACGGCGTTTTGAGTGACCTTGTGGAAAAGCGTATCATCGGTGTAACCAAGAACAAGCTGCAATTTGTAGGCAAGGATGGCAACGAGGTGGAAGCCATGACTGAATTGCTGAAGACGGATGTTTTCCGCCAACTTAGGAAAGAAGTGCAATTGGCAAAGGAATGGGGCATAACCGTAGTGGAACTGGGACTTGATGCCAATGGCTTCTTGGCCTACTCTGTCCCACGTAAACATATCCTGCCGAGGGAAGGCAGGATTGTATTGGAGCAATATGGGTACGATGGATACGACTATAGGAAACCACCCTATTCAAAATATGTGTTCGAGGTAGGCAAATACGATGACCTTGGTTTGATATTGAAGGCAGCCCCTTATGTGATATACAAGCGTGGCGGCTTTGGCGACTGGGCTCAGTTCGCAGAGGTTTTCGGTATGCCGTTCCGTGAAGCTAGGTACGATGGATATAATGATGTGGTCAGGCAACAGTTGGTGCAGGCACTGCAAGCTGCCGGGGGTGCGGGGTTCGCCGTTCTGCCACGTGATGCAGAATTGACAATCCACGAAAACAAGAACAATCAGGCAAATGGGCAATTGTTCGATGACCTCAGACGGGCTTGCAACGAGGAACTTGCGATACTTATCCTTGGGCAAACCGAGACAACCACCAAGACTTCTGGGAAGCTTGGTGGCAATGATGATACCCACGAGCAGACCGAGGACGATATAAACCTGAATGACAGGGAAGATGAATTATGTATCTTCAACGAGAAGGTAAAGCCGATACTCAAGACATTAGGTTTTCCCGTGGATGGTGGTCAATTCCAGCATAAACCGGAAGAGGAGAAGCTGACGACCCAAGACCAAATCAATGTCATCGACATTATGAAAAACAAATTGAAAGTCCCTGTCGGTGACGATTATATCTATCAAGTGACAGGTGTACCCAAACCCGATGATTATGATGAACAAAAGGAGAAAATGAATGCTGCGGCATTGGCTCTGCAAAACAATCTCAACAATGGCAACGGTGACAATCCTGACGACCCTGAAAGCAAGAAACCACCAACAAAGAAGCCCAATCCTGCTGCCCAAAAGAAACTGATGGCGGACATTATCCAGTTGATGCAAAATGACGAGTTCAAGGGGATGATGGCTGGTTTTTTCGAGCCAGCCCCGTAAAGACAACGGGGCTACAAACTATCACTCAAAAGCTTACGGCTATGTACGCTAGGGCTTGCTGTGGTACGCATAGCCACAACCTTGCTTCACCTCTTCCTGAAGACTCGAATTATAGTGCTTGGAACAAATCAATACAGCAAGTGTTGGATGGTTTTGATAAAAAGAAACTCAAACCACAAGACCTAAACGTTGACCTTTTTAGATATTATAGGGATACGATGATTAAAGGTGCAGGAAAGGGTTTTAAATTAGATTTTTCGAAGATAGATTACAATACACCAGATTATGCCTTGCTTACCAAAATGAAGAATAACCTATATGGATTCTCAGGTGCTAAGACTTATGCTCACCTTCGGGAGTTGAATAGCTATTTGTATGATAGCTCTGGGAAAATAGCCGATGCAAAGGATTTCAAGGACAAAGCTTCCAAGTTCTACCAATCTGTGAGTGTTACAGAAGAAAAGTATCAACGTTGGCTGGGCATCGAAAGGGAAACCGCAATTGCTCAGGGGACAATGGCAAGGCAGTGGGTTGGTTGGATGGATAACATAGACATCTATCCAAACCTTCGTTACCGTACTGTTGACGATGCAAGAGTTCGCCCAGAACATGCAAAACTCAACGGAGTTGTAGTAGCGAAAGGGAGTGCCTATTGTGATCAGATCATACCAATAAAAGACTTTGGTTGCAGGTGTGATATGGAAGAGACAAAGGATGATGTAACTGAAAATCCTCCCTCATTCACACACGACCAAATATTTGAAGGGAATGTTGGCAAGGATGGCAATGTAATTAGCAAAAGACACCCATATTACCCTCAGTCGGCAGCAATGAGGGAAAAGATACAAAATAGGGTAGATGAACTTGCCAAAGCCGATTATATAGACAATCAGAAATCTATCTATGACCAATATAGGGGTGACAAGAACTATACAATGGAAGGCTTTGATGATAAAAGTGGTGGATTCCTAGTAAGGCACAATAAAGCCGATAACTACAATGATGATGAAAACAAAGTAATCGCACGTCTTGTCAAGGAAGGCGATGGAATAGAATTGCCATCCTTGAAATCAACAACAGATTTCACTAAAACACATGATATGTTTTTAAATGGTGTCCCTTTCGAGATAAAAACGGTTGAAGGCAAGATAAAGGGTAGGACACAAGAACATATCGGGGATGCGATGGATCAGGCTGGTAATGTTGTGCTTTATATAAAGAACAAAATGAATCTTAGTGAATTAAAAAGAGGGTTGGGTAACATCAAATTTGAAAAGAGGCTTAATGCAATAATTGTAATGTCTGGGGACGAATTGGCTGTAATAACAAAAAAAGAAATTATTGCTAAGGATTATTCATCCCTTGATATATTCAAATAAAAAGAGGCAACATTGATATGCTGCCTCTTGGGCTTCCCAGGCCGTAATTTATTCGCACCCCGGAAGACACAAATATACAAACTATTATGGATAACGACATAAGTAAAGATTTGAATGAAAAGCTTATTGCATTAAGAGGTGTCCTTTACGATGCACCTCGTGAAGTGGGCAGTATGGCGGTAACCCATTTTAAGAACAATTTCGTAAATCAAAGTTTCGATGGCAAGCCGTGGGATAAAAGAAAGAAAGATAGGTCTAAGGATAAAGGCAGGGCTGTACTTGTAAAGTCAGGAACACTAAAACGAAGTATCCGGGTTATAAGTGCTGATACTAAGGAGATTGTAGTAGGTACGGACGTAGTTTATGCCCAAATACATAATGAAGGTGGCACTATCATTCAACCTCCAAGAACTGAAAACTTTCTGCGCAATCGCAATGAAGAAAACACTTTCTACAAGAGCGGTAAAAATAAAGGACAAGCCAAAGGGATAAAGGGTAGGTTTAGGAAGGGTAAGACGGCTGGCGATGGGTTTTCTTTCAAGGAACGGACAATAAAGATACCACAAAGGCAGTACATGGGTGAGTCCGTGGAACTGACCAAGAAGGTCGACAATTGGTATGAAACAAGGATTGGAAACGCATTAAAACAATAATCATGAGTGAAATACAGACAACAAGCCCTTTTGGCAATCTGTTCTTAAAAGTTCAGAATAGGTTAATATCTACAATAAATGGGTTATATGTTGACCAAGATTTTGGACAATTAGAGCATTACGAAGTACGTCCAGCAGTTCCTTTCCCATGTGCGCTTATCGATGTTGATGAATTTGATTTTGACGATATATCTGCAATTAAACAAAAAGGCGAAGGTTACATAATAATTCGACTGGCAGTAGTAGCTTGGTCATCCTCTAGCAGTGTTGCTCCAAATGATGTTAAATTGAAAGCAATGGCATATTATGACATGGAACAATTAATACATAATGCCTTGCAGGGTTGGAGCGTTACTGGTTTTGGCAGGTTGAAACGTAGAAAATCAAAAAAGGAACTCCGGGAAGACAATATACGTGTCAGAATAATTATTTACAAAACAAGCTTTGAGGATACGGTAGCTGTTAATCAAACAAGCATATCTACGCCAACATTTACTTTGTTAAGTTAGCTACCAAACATAATAAGGGTACTTTCTTTTGAAGAATGTAGTGTCAGGTTTACTTGAGTTCAAGGTACGAAGTGCCGTATGCTCCTGACTAATGATGTTTATTATTGTACGCTGACTAAGTGAGAACTCTTCTTCTAGTATTGTCAAGGTGTCTTGGTATTGTTTGCGGCTAATCTTTATGTAATAATAATAACGGTGAACCAATTTTTCGTTCTGTTTCTTCAGTAGTATTGGACTCCTTCCTTTCCTTTCGGGGGCTGCAACCTCTGCCGATACTTTATCGTCCTCAAACAATGATGTAAAGATTGAGCGGCTGCCTCTATTCTTCATAATACCACAATATTACAAATACTAAGGCTTTTAGGTTAAAAAAGTATTACACATAAAAAAAGCCCCTGCAAAATTGCAAAGCCTTTATTTTAAAATAATGGCACTTCTATGGTTTGTCAAAAAGGAAATTAATCTTATGAGAATCAGTTATTGTAATAACAGGATTGAGATTAAGCCATGAAAAAGAAATTCTGTCAGAGGCTTGGTCAATATATACCGAACCATTTTTTTTGAGCTTGCTAAATGATATATCTAAATCTTCCCAATACTTAATAAAAAGGTCTATCATCTCATCAGGAGTACCAGTGATATAAGCAGAGGTAATCCGGTCATTGTCATTTAAATGGAATGTCATTGTTATTTTACTATCATGCCCTTTTTCGTTGTTATAAGAGGTACAAACATATTTCGTAAAGTCTTTACCTTGTTTCATAGAAACATTCCAATGATTATGTTGGAGATAATTAGGCAAATCATAACTCCACCCATATTTCGCACCTATAAAAAAAGCCAAAAAATGATGAGAGCTTTTCAGGTGATGTATTGTCTGAATATTATACTCCTTAGCATTTCCATAAGTGTTATTGTATGAAACTGAATCCATTCCAAGTGAAACCCAAGGCGTATTACTAATTTGTGCTTTTGATAAAAAAGGCAATATTATGAGTACCCAAACTAATACTTTTTTCATAAAACTCATTTTAAAAGCTGTTTAAATAATTCTTATACACCTTTTGAAACTGGCTAACGAGTGTAGGCAGTTCCTCGTAGGTGTACCTGTCTAATTTTTTGTGAAGGTAACCGAATTTTATACACCAATCATTCACCCGGTCAAAATCTATCTTAGGTTTTTGTGTGGCACGGTCACGGACAATCATTCCCTTGCCATCCTTCTTGTGCCAACCAAGCTCATGGGCATGGCTAAGTATCTTTCCTCTCATCCTATGGCACGGGTCATCAACGTTGACAGTTCTTGGGGATGTTATCATATTCAATGCTGTGATTAAAGCCTTTGCCTCCTCAAAGCTAAGTTCCTTTACACTTGTAGTTCTACCGTCACTGGCATCCTGTATTAGATACTCTTTTCCCTCCTTTAAATTAGGGTTAGAGTTGATAATACTTTGTAAGGCAATTATCTGTTGTGTAGTTATGCTAGTATTCATTCTCATACATTTTATTTCTTAGATAAGTTTCTGGGTCTGCCTTGCTCTTCCATGTTTCTTTCTTCAGGTGCTTGTCATAAACAGGTATCCCGTAGTAAGCTTTCACTTGGTCTGTCTTTCCCATTTTGTCCCAAAGCTTCACCGCTCTCAACCTGTTGTGCTTCAAATTGTAAGCCTTCCAAAACATATCGAAAGACACTTCAAAGTCAGCCTCTACCACCGTTGCCGAAGTTGGTGCAAAAGCATCTTTTAGCTTTTCCATCAGGACGGGTGTTATCACCTTGAAATTATACACAACCCTGTCATGCTCCCGGATGACACAGTTCTCAAAACTTATCCTTACAAGTTTGCCAGCTTCATTGTAGACTATCTCGGCTTCGCCTGTCCAAGAGGGTGATGTGACTATAAATCTTTTCATTGTTTGCTTTTTTATGTGAACTCCAAATGCTCGTTCAGTTTTTGTATAGTGGTGGTAAATGGGAATTTATCGCTTGGGACTTTTTGTATCATGTCCATCAGGTAGGTTGAGCCTGTAAACAATATCCTTTTCTCCTGGTCATACTCAATTTGGATATAAAGGCACTTGCCGTTGCCTTTATCCTTGAACTTGCTTTCTTCTATCTTGAATGCAAGCACAGTTATTTTTCTATTCAGTATCTTGTCTACTCTAATCTTTTCTCCCTCGAAACTCTTGGTCTCTGCCTTGATATTGAAACTCTTAAATTCATTCATTGGGTAATAATTTTTTCATTAGGTTAATTGAATTGCAGTGCTTGAGCCAACCCTTGTAGGCGGCAATGGATGCCCTGTTCTTTCTTTTCTTCAGCATCCTAGCAAAGCTTTGTTTGATTGTTTTCCTCAATAAAATATGGGTGTGGTAGAACCTGTAACCAACGAAGTCTATGCTCCTGGCCTCAACAGGGAAAACCTGCCAGTTGCCCTTTACCGTCAACTTCAAATTTTCCTTCAGGTAAATAGTGATCTCAGCAAACAATCTGTGCAAATAAGCCTTGTCGCCACTTAACACCACGATATCGTCAGCGTAGCGAAAATAATACCTCACTGCTTTGTCTTCCTTTATCCAATGGTCGAAATATGTGAGGTAGAAGTTGGCAAAATACTGGCTGAGATAGTTGCCTATTGGCAGACCTTCCGCACTATCGATTATCTCGTCCAATAGCCACAACAAGTCATTGTCTTTTATCTTCCTTCTCAACAATTGCTTCAAAATATCGTGGTCTACATTCGGGTAGAACTTCTTTATGTCCAATTTCAAACAGTAGGTTGTGTTGGCTTCGTCACGAAGGGCTGTTTTCACCGCTAAGGCGGCAGCGTGGATGCCTTTCCCCTTTATGCAGGAATATGTATCACTCGTGAAGCAAGCCATGAAAACAGGCTCTAAAACGTTCATAACGGCGTGGTGCAATATCCTGTCGGGGAAATAGGGCAACCTGAATACTTCCCGCTCCTTTGGCTCATAGACCTTAAAGGTGCTGTACTGCGAAGTCCTGTAGGTTTTCTTTGTCAACATTTCGTGGAGTGCCTGAATATTGGCTTCCCGGTTTGCGTTGTGAAGCCTTACGCCATATTGGTTTGCCTTCCCTTTTTGGGCTTTGACATCTGCAAGCTTGAGGTTTTCCAAACTTGCCACCTGACTGAATAAATCGCTTTTCCTTTTCATTTGCTTTGCTTGTCAAGGGTCTTCTTCGCTTTCGCTACCAAAGCCCCTCCAATTGAATTTGTTTTTTGGCAAGAGCCAAGGTCTACAATGTCATATAATTTGCCCTAGCATAGGTGAGAGCTGACATTCGTATTCGTATTCCAGTTATCGTAGTCGTTGTACGCCAGCCCGAAGCCTGACACCGAACAACCTCAGCACGACAGTGTACCACCCTTTTAATTTATGCGGGCAGATAGACGTCCTCGAAGTACTCGGTGAAGTCTGCAAAAGCCCGTTTCCCAGTCGCTACGCTCCTCCAGCAAAGGCGAGAGCCGACACACGTACACGTAAGCCAGGTATCGTAGTCGTCGTACGCCAGCCCGAAGCCCGACACCGAACTTTCATCCTTTACTAGCTGAAATAAAAGTTCATACTTCCATTGTCTTCGATTGGTATAATCCGGAAACAATTCCATTTCCACGATATTGCCGTCTTCGTCCTCTTTGTTGTAGCATTCCGCTATAATTGCGAGCTTGTCACAGGCAAGACTGTACCTCTTGCGCTTTTCAGGCACTTTGGACACATCCACAATGGCATTGGGGTCTACCGCATGTTTTTCACACAACGCTATGAAGCGTTCATCAGCTTTACTCATTTTTTACTTTTTTATTGTTAAGAAATCCCTGAATATTTCAGGGTGTTTAGTCGTGACATGTTTGCCTAATTCAGGTGTCTTGAAGCAAAGGCGAGAGCCGACACCCGTATGCGTAGACCAGCCATCGTAGTCGTGGTACGCCAGCCCGAAGCCCGGTTTGTGCTTGTATATTATTTCGTATTTAGGTTGGTTACTATCCTTATAGTCTGCCACCCATCCCTCATTGTAAACCCTTGTAAGGATGACAGCTTTCATAAAGTTAGCTGCTGAAACCATGTCAGGGTGACTGCCTGAATAGTTGATGAGCCATAGCACATCCTTGTCTTTCTCCCCATCTATTTCCAAGGCATCCTCAAAGGTTTGTATCCTGTCCTCAATGTTTAGGAAGTGTTCCTTCCCCAATAGGTTTGCCAACATTTCCTTGTTGGAATCGTCAGCCGCATTGAATGCTTTAATGGCATTCGCTTTCTTTACTTCGATAATCTCTTCTGATTTGTTCATTGTATTTAGTGTTATTTGTTAAAATTGATACTTACTAAATGATTTAAAAAAGTTCCGCTTGACTTAAGCCCTTGGGAATCACTATTTCCTTAAGCGGTTTTATTATTTCAATCAATCTACTTCTATGAAACCCGCTCCTTCTCGCACCGTAAGAGATGTTTATGTTTTCATCCCAAATAGCATTCTGTCTGCGAGTATCCTCATGGTGATAATAATGAATACTTGTGTAGATCATAGTTTCATCATACCCTATCACGGTAGCTGTTTGGATTGCTGGTACTGTGTCGGCAGTCGGTGTATCGATATAACCATTGTACCTAACTCTATCCCCTAGTTGAACTTCCATATCATTAAAAAGGCAAATAAAGGTGTGGGTAATAGGCACGTATCTTAGCTTTTAGGGCTTCCACGTCAATAACAATGTCGTCTGGGTTGGTATCGATGTTGGTCTCATTGTTCAGACCCAGCCAAGCCTTTTTCCCTTCCTTTGTGACCGCAACCTTGAAATACCAGTCAGGCATCCATCCATTGCCTATCCTTACCGAGTTGCTGTCCACCAACACTCCCGTGTAGACGTGTATGCTGTCCTCTTTCTCGCTAAGGTCAAATACCTTTCCCTCCACAAAAGCCCACTGGTGTTGGTTGAAGTAACCGTCCTGCAAGCCCGTGTTGCTGCCAAAATAGAAAGTCTCTGTCAGTGCCTCTAAATCGAATGACATTGGTTGCGCCGGGACTTCATGCCCGATGTTCAACTTATGCTTCGGGTGGGCTTTGTTGTAGTCGTCATAGTCGTTTTGGGTTACGAGTTGAAACCTCGCTGGCACTAATGGGTCTTGCTTGAACTTGCCAGCAGCCTTGCGGTTGACCTTCGCACTGCTCTTGATGATGTTGTAATGTGCCTGTGTCTGCCAGTAGTCGTTCAGCACACCTTGGCAAAAGATGGTGTCGAACTGGCAATCGTAGTTCTTGTGGTGCAAAGTGATTGTCTGAGCCATTACTCCAATTGTTATTGCCAGACTCAGTGCGATAGCGAGGATACCCGCCCATATTATTTTTTTCATAACTAAAGTGGGTTTTACAAAGCCGCCCAAGGCATTATCTTAACTAACAAATAGAGTCGCTTGCGTGTCTTTTGGCTTTTCCTTGTGTGCTATGAAGCCTTGTTTTACAAAGTCGTTGATATGGTTGTCAGCCTTCGACTCCTTGGCTTTGCTCACTTTCAGCTTATATTCGCTGGGTTGCCTGAAGTACTCCTTTTGGGCATCCCTCATGTCCAAGAAGTCCTGCATCATGTCGATGAACCATTTTGGGAACTCTTTCATAATTATCCTTCTTTTAATTTTTTCAACATTGCCTCCTTTTTTTCTGCCTCGGTCTCCGGTGGCAGTATCTGCGCCTTGTTTGTCACAGGCTTTGGCTTAGAGGGCTTTTCCTTGACTACCTTCACCTTGTTTATCACCTTTGGCAAGTCCTTGCCGTAGTGGTTCTTTGCCCCGGCTTCATAGATGCAATAGTTCTTGATGCTACCCGAAAACCTACTTACTATGAACCCCACAAAATGGCTTACATGTATCTTTATGTTGCAGTCACGTTTTACCTCTATCGCACTTTTGCCGTCAGGTCTCGAACCATTTACATGGCTAATAAATATGAATATCTTTCTCCTACCCTTGGTTTTCCCAAAAACAAACAGCCTCTTTAATTCTTTGTAATCCTCAAACGTAAACTCGCTGTATTGCCAACTGTCAATCACCACGACATTTGGACTTTGCTTCCTTTTAAGGTAGGCAACAAGCTCCTGTATCGTCTCGCCATCACTGAACTGTAGGTTCGGCAGTTCGTCAGCCAATTTGTGCCTCATAATCAAATCCTGTATGCTCTTGCCGTGACCCTCCTCGTAGGAAACATAGAGCATATTGCCAAGCGTATTCAGTTCTTTCAAAAGCTGCACCGTCATATTCGTCTTGCCGTGTCCGCTCTCCCCATATATGATCGCCGTGAAAGTGTCCTCTATCTCCCCCAAAGCTTCTTTTATCTCCTTGCTCAACCCATCCACCAAGCAATATTTCTTCTGTACGATATTCTTTACGCTGATACGCTTGCCCATCCCTGCCGTTGTTTTTTCGTGAACCCACTATGATACCATTGCCGCATTCTTATGCTCCCTTATGCCCAAGCATTCCGCAAAGCACACAAGGAAATAACGCTTTGCCTCATGGCAGTCCCAGTTGATGTGACCAGTGTAAATCCCCAGCCTATCAAAGGCAAGTATCAAAGGCACGTGGTTTCCTTTTTGGAATGCCTCATGCTCAAGGTGCAGGGCTTGCACATCGTATTTGTGTACAAGCTTCTCAACGTCAAGGCTTTGGCGCAGGTCAAACTTTTTGGCAATAACGTTTTCAAACTTGCCTTCCAGCCATTTGTAATTGTTGCCGAGTATCACTTTCAGGGGTTTCACCATATCGCCGAGGTAGGCTTCGCTGGCATCGTGCATCAATGCCTCCAGTTCATAAGTGCCTTCGCCTTCCTTCATAAGGTGGCTTACCAATACGCTGTGCTGCGCAACGCTGTAGAACCTGTTTGTATGACCGCCAAAGCGGCATATCTTACTAAGGCTGGTGGCAATGTCCTTTATGTCTATCATATCGGTGGTAGGGTTCTTTAGGTCTACCACAATCCCTGAAGAGGTATTTATAACTCCATCATTGCATTGTTCAACCGGGTGGAAAGTATTTGTCATAAATGAGAATTTAAAGTTGTTTTAAAATGGGGGACGGCACTGACTCCGTCCCCTAAATCTTGCCACACTCCAGTAGTAGCCACTCCCTTGTCAATCTTATGGCATGAAACGAATCAACTATGAGAACCAAAAGCAGATTGACTATGTCTGACCCAAGCCAAGGGCTGTGCTTCAAGGGATGGAAAACCCCATAGTTGTTTATATGCTTGAGAAATTTAAATCAATGGACTCATACTGACCTTGTGCATTCCGAAGCCACACCCTGAAATAAGTCTTGCTGCTAGGCTTCCTGACGGATTCGTCAATCAAAGCCATTGCCTCGTGATAACGCTCGTCCTTGATACGCTTGGCGTGTTTTTTCAAGCCCAATACACGCTTCGTGTCCAATTGCCCCTTGCTGGTTTGGAAGGCACTCATCACCAACTCCTTGATGAACTCCTTGTCGGCACTGATGCTCTCCCCGACCAACTCCATCAGCTTCTGCTTTGCCTTTTCTATTTGGATGGAGTCGAAGGTTATCAACTCGTTCACTTGGGTCTCAATCTTAATGCTGCCATCGAAGTTGAAGAAGGTGAAGTTCCCCTTGCCAATCTTGGCATCCTTCATTGCCTCAGTGTAGATGGCATTGCACTCGGCAGCTATCTTTTCCTTGAAGCTCGACAACCTGTTATGTATGTCCAACGCTTCTTTTGCGCACTGAAAAGCCGTGCGCTCCTTCATCTTTTCCAATGGGAGTATCCTGTTTACTGGTATCCCCTGATTTGTTTCGTCCACCCATACCTTTTCTTTTATTTGGGACTTGATTGTACTTTTTACCATTTTATCTCTATTTTAATTGTTGACTGAATTATATGCCCATCTCCTTGGCAATCTTGTTGGAAAGACTGAACAGCTTATTGCCAGCATAGCTTGTGAAGTCGTTGATGTAGTCGAAGTAGAACAATCGAAGGGCTATCGCTTGGGTGGGTGTAAGGGTCAGTTTTAATTCCATTATCCCCTTGCCGAGCTTCATATACAGAAGGTGGCTCACCTCGGCAAGTGCCGCAAAAAGCAGCCTGTCGTTGTCGTCCTGAACGTTGCCTTTTTCCAACGTTTCATCTATGACCTTACGGATGGTGTCCGCCACATCCCTATTTATCTTGAATTTGAATTGCTTAACTATCAATGCCATCGAATAAGTGTTTAACGGGTTCATAAAAAGCCATGAAATAGGCATCTTTTGTTTTGAGCATATCATTACCAACCTGTAATGAACACATCGCAGTGGTATGGTCACTATAATTGAGGTAGGTAGTGATACTTTGAAAAGTGCATAGGTTGTGTTTCTGCCTAGCAATCATGCAGAATATCTGTTTGTAAGTTACCACCTCCCTAAACCTCACTTTCATTTTAAGGGTATCCATAGGTATATCCCAAATATCAGTGAGTGCCTTTGCCAGCCTTGGAAGGAATTCGGCTTCGGCGTATTTGGGTTCAATAACCAACTTAACCGACATTCCTGTCATGTCGTAAATACGCTCCTCCGCCCCGCTGATGATACTTTGGACAGTTGGGTTGACAATGTTATTTGCTTGCATCTTCGTTTTCTTTTATTTCACGGAATACTTTGTCCATCATGTCTGTGTAGCTCATCTCCAACACCTGCTTGCTTGGGTGTATCTCGTTCAGCAAGCCACGGTAGTCGTTGAGTGTGTTGTAGAGGTTCTTACGGCTCAATCCGGGCAGCATCTCTGGTTGCATCGCAATGAAACACTCGTCACGTTGCATCCAATGGTTGCGCCACCAAGCCCAGTAGGCTCTTGTAGCCAATATTTCATCGACTTCCGAGGGAGACTTACTGATGTAGCTCTGTAGAAACATCCTACCCTCTTTTAACTGATACTGGCAGTACTGCTCCTCAGTGCATCCGAGCAATTGGCATACTTGCTCTTTCAGGTGTTGGGCTTTCGCCTTCTGGGCTTCGATGTGGGAAATTCTTTTCATGATGCTTATTTTATCGGGGTATGAAATTGTTGATTGAAATCCAATATTGCGAGATGAATTGTATCGCCAAATCCTGCGATACCGTCCTGTAAATTGTTGTCATACAAAACGCAGTATTTATTGCCATCCCTGGTAACTTTTGGCCTAAGCATTGCGAAGAGATTGTATAACTGCTTTTCATGCACAACCTCCAACTCCTGCTGGAACAAATGATTATCATTCCACTGCCTTTGGCTACTTTCCATTTGAGCATAATCATCCATATCACTTAATTTTCACTGATTAACAATAGTGTTTCTGCCCTGCGTAAGCCGCCAATATTGCCCCTATCGTCATTACTCATGCACTGCTTTACCAAACTCGGAACAATCGCCTTATTTGAGGCGTTTACGGTCAATACATCGGCAATCAATCCCTTGTAGAACTCTACCCTTTCGCCCAGTACCCTCGGCACTATATGAATGAACTGATTATTGAACCTGCTGAATATCTCACGGTAGCCAACCTTCTTACAGGCAATGCCACTGTATATCTTGGCTTCCAAGCCGTCTGCACCCATCAGGTAATAACCGCAGACTCCTTCGGTAGCATTCCACAGTTCCTTTAGTTCCAAGAAGGCAGGGTAATCCAAGTCGCCAGCCTCGTCAAGCACTATCAATGGCTTTTCAAGCTGCTTTAAATAGTATTTCAAGTTGGCTTTTACCTCGCTGTATTTTCCTGTATTGTCCACGCCGATGGTCTTGGCAAGTGTGCGGATGAACAGTTGCTTGGTCTTGCTTTCACTGCAATCAATGTAGAAGGTATTGCGCATCCCCCGGATGATATGGCGGCTACAGAATGTTTTGCCTATTGCCGTATCGTCAACCAGCAACATGCTCTTGCTGAACTGCTTGCAGAACTGAAGGTTGTCCTCGATGTCGGCGTAAACTTTGGTTCTTGCCACGTTCCACTTCTTGGAGGTGAGGCTTACCTGTAGTTCCCTGCCGATGCTCAACCATTGTCCTTCCTTCAACAACCCTTCGGTCTCACCGTTTTTGAGTCGGCTATATACTGCGTTGTTGATACCCCACTTTTTTGCAAAGGCGGTGTCGTTGCCACCATAGTTCCTACGGTCGGCTTCGAGTGCTGACAAAACAGCTTGTTTGAATTCCTTACTCAGTTGCATAATTTAATTGTTACCTTTTAAAAATTGTCTCCTCCAGCTAGGGACATTGTTATTGTTGGTTGCTGGAATGATGTATTCGGGTTCGTCAAAGGCATTGCCCAAATTTTCAGGCTCATGCTCCGTTGTAGTCACGGTTGCGACTACTTTAGTACCCGGTACTACGAATTTTATCTTAGGGACAAACTTCTCACTGTTGTCTATTGTGGTCACGCCCTCATATTGCCTCTTCTCGGTGTTGATAAAGCCTGTTACCGTTGCCACATATTTGCTAAGTATTACCCTTGCTTCCCTGTCGGCATCGGTTTGTTCTATTGATGCGGTGTTGTAGGCTGGTTTCTTGATGGCTTCGCAGATATAGCGTCCGTCCGTGGTGCATACGTGGGCTTTCAATACAGAGCCATCGTTTGCATCAAGCCAATGGCATATCACCTCACGGTCGTTTACCATTCTTAGGTAGTTTATCAATTCCCCACCTGTGCTTACCCTGCTACCGCTTCCCAAGAGCCAGTCACAGCCTTGTAGCTTCAGTTGCCCGGCTTTTACAGAAGTGCGGGTGCTGAAACCTATGTAAGGAAGGATACCACGCCAGTTGATGGGTTGAAGGTTTGGGTTCTGCATCGTCATGAATACTTCCCAACGGCTCTTGCCGGGGTGCTTTGGGTGTTCGCTATTGTTCCACTCGGCTATGTGACCGATGCTCTTTTCAATAATGGTATCGTAAGGGACAAACTTTTGTTTTGTATCGTCAGCATTCTTTGGTGCAGACCTATTGCTTTCACTTTTGGCGAAGGGACGTGGTATCCAGCCGTCCTCAAGCTTCTCGTTGCCATACCGCAAGTCCCTGAAATACCTTTCAATCCTCTTTGCCCTCGCATTGTTGGCTTCGCAGACAACCTTGCTAAACATTGCACCTTCCGAAAGCAGTGTGTCGAGGTATTGGCTATTAAGGCTCATCTCGCACTCAAGCTCATGTGGTAGGCACAAGTCCCACTCTGCATAGTTGCGAACCATCTGTCTGTAGAAGTTAAGTATCAGTTCCTCTTTTGTTTTGCCATATACCCAAACTGTCCATGCACCGCTCGCCAAGTCGATTCCCATATAGAACCAAACCCTTTGGCTCTTGCCGTATTCAAAAGGCGGTTGCCTGTCATCTATACTTATTTTGCTACCTGCCATCAATGGTTGAACCTTTGAATGGCTAGGTATCAACTCGTTTATCATCAACTGCCTGTTACCTGTACGTGCTGAAACTGCTGGTGCCTTATTTTCCCACTTGGATAACCAATGTTTTACAGCTTCGTCAGACAAGGCAGGGAAATCCTCAGGGTTCAACACCTCCCCGGTGCTGTCCATCACCATATCCATCTTGCCAGCCTTGAATGCTTGGTATTGTTGTGCAACTTGTGTGGGGGTTGGCTTGTAGGATTGTTTTACGAAGAGGTTATTCAGTAGCTTGACCGTATCATCGGTTACTTTTAGAGCGTTGTTGTTTCCATAAGCAGCCGATATAAAGGCTTCGTAACCTTTCCTGCCGTTGCTGGTGGTTGCCTTGCCATCCAATATGCGGGTATTGATTGTTATTTTCTGCCAGCTTGTTGCATGTTTGCCGCCAATTCTTCCCTTCTCCTGGTCTAGTACCATCAGGTCACGGATATGCTCGGAAATCTTGTCTATGTGCAGGTTAAGTGTCTTTTTGATTTCCCTTTTAACCTTTGGGTCACTTATGAAGCCATCCACGAGCCTAAGCCATTGGATGTAGCGTAGGCATTGTTGTATATGTTCAACCGGAAGGGTCTTGTCGTCACCATACCTGTACCCGTAATAGAAATCCTTTGCATCCTGTGGCACTTCGGGCAGCATCGCAAGTATAGGCTGCTTTGCATAGTAGTCGTAAGGGTCTCCGTAGTAGTCGGTGATAGGTTTCTTATAAGTATCACCAAGGTCTTTCCAATCTAAACACTTGTTTCCTTTTTCATCCAATACAACTGGAAGGGTTTTGAACTCTTTGGCAATACCTTCATATATCCTTTGAATATTAAGATTGACACCTTCAACTCTGATGTCGGACATTTCAATTACCAGCTTATCGTTTATTATCTTCATTTTTCTACTTTGTAAGTTTTCAAGTGTAAAAAGGTCGAACCCCCCTATGATTCTCGCCTATTTTTATCCAAAATAGGCGTTATTCTCTGTTGTTTTTAGTCGAATGGTATTAGCTTTTTAACTTCCTCCAATAGCTTATTCTCCCGTTCCTGTATCTCCATCATCAACGGTAGCACCTGATTGTTTTCCCTATCGCCATTAAGAACCATCCTAATATAGCGGGGTGTTTTCCCTAATGATTCTGCCACCTTCTTAATTCTTGCAGCCCTAATAGTGTCTCTTTCTACTTTTTTTCTCATACTTTTGAATTGTCCGTTTTTGTTCTCTTTAACGGTACAAATATATGTCCGATATTCGGACAATACAAAATAAATTTTTCAAAATGTCCGACTTTTTTAAAAATAATTTGGTTTACCTCAGAGAATTAAAGGGGGAAAATCAAACACAATTAGCTACGGCATTGGGTTTGACACGTTCAACGTATGCTAACTATGAGATAGGGGAAAACGAACCAAAGGCAAACATTATTTTAAAAATAATCGGACATTTTGGGGTTCCGTTTGAAGACTTAATGTCTAAAGATTTATCAAAAGCAAGGTTTGTACCTAAAGTAAGCGTATTAAATTCGGACAATAAAGGCAAGGTTTCAGGCAAGTTATCAGGCAAGTTTTCGGATAAATCGGTAGAAAATGAAGACAAAAAGTCTTTAATTCCAAAAGTAGTAACTGTGGATAGCCGTGGGGATGAAAATATGGTATTAGTGCCTGTAAAGGCGGCGGCAGGATACTTAAACGGCTATGGTGATACGGCATTCATACAAACCCTTCCTGCATACCGTTTGCCGGGCTATAACAACGGCACGTTTAGGATGTTTGAGGTCAAAGGGGCATCCATGCACCCCACGCTGAATGATGGCGATATAATCATTGCTAAATGGGTTGAAACCCTTGATAATATTAGGAACGACCGTATTCATGTGGTCATTAGTAAGGCAGATGGGATAGTGGTTAAAAGGGTTTTAAACCGCATTGAAACAGACAATAAACTGATATTGAAGAGCGACAACGTAGAACACAAATACAACTATCCAAACATCATCCTAGAGCCATCAGATGTGCTGGAGCTATGGTACGCAGTGGCATTCATAAGCCATATAATGAAATCACCTTCAGAAATGTATGAAAGGTTAATAGATGTAGAAGGTCGGTTAACTATAATGGATCATAAATTGAAAAAAGCGGGTCTATAATGGAACAATAATGGAAGTAAATGTAAACTACAATTACGATTCGTTTTAATTCAGCCTATACCGCAAATCGGCTGAAACCCGCACTGGTTGTGCATTTTTCGCACTTTTTTTACTTTATTATTATTATACTATTTGTTTTACCCCCCTTATCTGTTTCATACTCTTTTATCCTTAGATAAATATCTTCTCCATTAGAAAATCCAAATATTTTTTTACTGGTTACTGTCGGTTCATTCAATTTTATGTAATCACAAAATCTGACAGTATCCTTACCATCTATTATCCCAAATTGAGGGTCAAAATTAAAAAAAGAAGTAATTGAAGGGGAATTTGTAGCAGCTTCTTTTTCGGTAACATATATACCCTCTTTTAAACTGTGGGCATTATCAACTTGCGAATAAATGCCTTTAGAGAAAAGTAATAAAAATGATAATAATCCTATTTGCTTAATCAT